CACCTTTAGCCAATGCTCAATGCGTCTTTCACAGGTTCTTAAACTCCATTCCGGATGTGCATCATTCAGCAGTTCAGCCATTTTGCGCTTAGTCATCCCCCGCCCCACATAACGCTGACTCAGAACATTGAGCAGCCCGGGATAACCTGCCAGTACTTCACCAATAACCCTGTCGATTATTAACGCCTCTGAATCGGTACAATGTGCCAGCCAGCTTTTTTGATTGCCGTTGATCATATCCCGCAAAAAAGCCTCAAGTTCAGGTTTGTCCAGACCCGCTTTTTTCATCCTCCGGAGCGCCTCGTTAATTGCCGTTTTTGTCAGCTTTTTAGAGGTCAGTAATTGGTTGAACATATTTCCCGTCTTACCGTCGCCAATATACGACCAACGCCCCCACATACGCAGTTTCCCCTGGATCCAGACACTTTCCAGCGTTTTCAGGCGTAAATGCTCACCGCTTTTGCCTGTAATTTCCGGGTATATCATATTTATGCTCACTCACTTTCAATTTTGTAAATCTTCACGCCCAGCCGCCCACCAGAAACGAGCTGACCGCGCACAATATTGATTTCATCAAACTGCTCGTCGTCTATAAGTAGTCCGGCATGCGTAAGCGCATCCAGTGGTGCCTTCAGGATATTGTCCAGGTCGCGGCGGCGCTTATCCGGTGGCTCTGCAATAATCTTTATCGCCAGCCTTCCGGACAGGTTTAATTTCAGCCACTGCTGGCGAACAATAAGTGCCACATCCCGGCGATAACGCTCACCGGCTTTTGACACAAAATATGTGCTGCCACGACGTCGCCAGTAGGTGTTCACCGTCGGCGGGTAAGGCAAAACAAATTCTATGCGTTCAGTCATTCATGCTTTCCACTTCAGGACACCCGAATTTCTCGCGTGCATTAAAAAACGAATCAGCAACAACAGCTGGCTGCCGTGTTTTTCTTCAAAATCTTTTACCCCGGCGTGCAGTTCGTTATGACATTTACGGCACAGCGGAATAACAAACAAATCATCAGCCTTTGTTCCCATACCTCCCAGGCCATGACCAATGATGTGATGCGGATCATCTGCCTGATTACCGCACGTCATGCATTTCTGCGTTTTTACCCAGCGCGTGTATACAGGCATCTCTTCCCGTTGTGGTTTCTGGCGCTGGAGATACTGAGCCGGTGACTCCGGATCAACGGCAATGCTGACCACCGTCTTTTCCTGTGGCGGGTTTTGCTGGTGGGCGTGAGGCAGCAGCGCAAGATTTTTTGTGCGCTGCTTCAGTATGCTGGTGGCGGTCTGCTCTCCCGGTACGATGTCGCTTTCGCGGTACACCGAGCGGATTTTTTCCGCACGCAATCCCAGAGAACGACGTAATACTGCCTCCGGCAATACGTCCGCTACCTGATTGCAGACCGCCCACCAGGATAATTCAGCCAGCGATAACTCCCGCTCCTGTGTACCGTTTATTGCGTGGCGGATGACGTCAATCATCCAGGATGTCAGGTTTTGTTGAGCAAGTTGCCCGAGTGATTCTGAAGTCTGGTCGCGTAACTGATTATCACAGTGCCAGCACAATACCATTGCGCCGGTACCGTAACGATGTATGACGGTTTCACTGTGGTGGTAGTCACCATGAGGCCACTGGCAGGATTTAACATGGCGTAACAGCCAGTCAGACAATGCGCCAGCGCCGCCAGCAGCACGAATCACCCGCTCATCGCTGAAAAATGGCAGTAATGATTTATCTTCCGCGAGCGGCTGGCGCACGGCAGGAACAGTTCCTGACGGCAGACCGCGCATGCTTTTCGGTTCCGGCTCCACCAGCACCCGGGGATTATGAAATACCTGCATGGATTCACGGCCCGGCTTAAGGACCACCAGCCCGAGTTCCGGTACCAGAACAGGTCGAAGTAATACCCGCACGTTACCTCCAGATACGCTGCTGGAATGTGCGGGACGGACGCGGTGGGCGTTCAGAGTAAGGCAGTCTGACTGAGATTATCCAGTGTCGGAAGTCGAAGCTGAGGTCTTTCTGAAACTCGTAACCACGTCTGCGGTAGTTCTGAATTAGCCACTCTGCCTGCTCTTCAGTACATGGATCATGCTGGAACCAGTCAGATTTGAATGCATGAGAACGCCGCCCGTGCCTGCTGGCAAAGACGGCTGAATTATCAGAATTGTGTTGTCTGGAATTTTGCGCCATCGGCTTTCTCCGGTGGCACAGTGTTACTCAACAGGGGTTCAGCCCTGCGCTGAATTGTAGATGAATTCACTCATCTTCAAAAGCAGAAAAACCAGCCTTAATCCCAGCTTCTTTCAGAGACGGCAACGATGTGACAAATTCATTTGCACGCAAAATAAAACCATCCGTCACAAGCCCATCCACCAAATGAATTAACGCAGCTCCACTCTTCCTTTGTTGAGACTGTAAACATTTAATACGGCAGTGGCTGACAATAGCGCCATTCTCAACGCGCACAGTATAGAGGCCATCCTCACTAAAAATTTCACGTAATTCTTCGATTTTCATCAACAGAATCCTTCCAGATAAATAGCACTCCCCCTGTTCGGGGTCCATCCCTCTTCTCCCTGCGCGCTACTTAAGTATTTTTGATTCTATTCTGGCACCGTCCAAAACTTCAAACACGTTGAAAATAAAAACAAAAAACCCGCCGAAGCGGGTATACTCAAACAATCTGGAAAATATTTCTTGGATTTGTAATAGGTCTGTTGATGGAGAACAACTCACGAATTAAATCTTGGCTCAAGCCAGTTTTCATAAGAATTCTTAGCCAGGTTGCATCATCCAGCATTTCAATCGCCTCGGCCAGCATACCGGGTTCTTCAGGGCGCAAAAGTTCATCACCAGGTTCAACTCTCGTATACCCTCTGGAATTAAGATGCATATAGCCAGTTCTTGCCTGTTCCTGGGTCAATAAGCCTAATGCGCTGGCTCGATAAATACACATTTTAAGGCTGATTTTCCATCTAAGTTTAAATTCAACCAGAGCATTCCAGTCGAATTGCTTACCTCGTATTCGTGGAAATTCTTTAATGAAAGATAACCTGGGAACTAATAAGGCGCTCGAAAAGTGATCGGCTTGTGATTCCGTAAGTTTATCACCTGTCGTTATGCCCTCATGCATTACTAAATGCCCTAATTCATGACCTAAATCAGAGCGAAATCTACATATGCTTTTTTTAACATTGTTCCTGATGATAACAGGCCTGTTATTGTGAACAGTAAAAGCATCAACACGATCATCGACTCCCGTAACATGCGCAACGATTACCCCTAAACTCTCCGCCAATTTAACCATTGATGATATAGGGCCAAGACCTAAATTCCAGGCACGGCGACAATCTTCTGCCACTCGCTCAATATCATTCGGAGTAAGTAATTCAGCCCCTGGGTGCTCCGGTATGTTAACGTCAGGAAATTCGATTTCACCTTCAACAGCAGAAATTATAATATTAAGAATCTCAGCCCTGGCCAATACACTATTAGTCAGCGTTTGAGTCCTGGACTTCTTACTCCGAAAATGGCAGACATCACTTTCCAGAGCGTATTTTCGTTCAGTAAAAAGAAAACTGGACTTAATCATAAGCGCTGAAGATATTAACTCAAGACATTGCTCCGATGGCCTGCACCCCTTCTCCAGTTTGCTAACGAATTGCTTTGTCTTGCCAATTTTTTCGGCTAACTCTTCACAAGAAAGCCCAACAGCCATTCTCGCTAGTTTGAGCTTATCACCCCGATACTCAGTGAAGTTATTCACCTGATGTTCCATCACTGCTCACATCCAAATCTTTATCCTTCGTACGCCGACGAAGAGGCACCTTATTAATCTCCGCTTCGTCAGGGAGTGTGTTATAATCAAGAGGCATAAGCGGCATCGATGCTGTAGATTGATGAGAAACTATACTAATCTGAGCACCATAAGTATTAAATCCAACAAGAGCCACCTCCCAACGAGGCAGTGTGGACTCTAATTCACCATCGCCCTCTTCGGATAAAAAAGGCTCAGCTATGACTCGCCATGTAATATCTTGCTCAGCCTCAACATCACCAAACAATGAGAGTTGCTCATACTCTACTTTATTTCGACGCAGACGATGTTTCTTTTTGGGGTTATTAATGCAATCTTTGGTAAATTGTAGCGGAACTTTATTTAAAGCAACTACATAGTCCAACCCCTTGGAAATCATCTCAAGGCCAGGAATTGCATCTTCATTTTGAATAAGATGATTTCTGACCCAATCATAAGCCCTTACACCTTCAGACCAGTTGCTGTCTAATGCGTGCTTATGATAGTACAGCTGCTCAAGTACGTTAGCGATCTCCGCCAACAAGTGGCGAACATAGTTTTCAGCAAGATAAGGTTGAAATTCCCAACAAGGAGCTAACTGATTTTCATTCATTTCAAGTTTCGCTTTTTTTAGAATTCGTAAACCACATATTTTCGCATTTTTCTATTTTTGTCAACCAGACTAATGCAAAAACCCGCCGAAGCGGGTTAAGTGCGGGTGCGTTGAGGATGCCTGGCACATCAGAGGTGGCGGGAGATTACTCCCCCGCCGGGTCTCTTACTCCTCAGGTTCGTAAGCTGTGAAGACAGCGACCTCCGTCTGGCCGGTTCGGATTCGTACCTCGCAGAGGTCTTTCCTCGTTACCAGTGCCGTCACTATGACGGTTAAACAGATGACGATCAGGGCGATTAACATCGCCTTTTGCTGCTTCATAGCCTGCTTCTCCTTGCCTTTCGGCACGTAAGAGGCTAACCTACGTGTGTAGAGCATAGATATGGCCTCAGATTAATGTTAAGCGTCTTGCCGGACGCGTAATGTTAACTGGGGCTTTTCTCTATCTGCCTTTGGTGTTGATGCCCGAGGCAGATAGCCTCAAGCACCCGCAGCAATTCTACTTAACTACCGTTACCTCGCCAATATGAAATCAATCAGAAAGGTGATCCATAAGAACAACAGCAAGACAATAAATTGCCATTACAGCAGCAATAGCCAGCGCACATTTGAGAACCAGCACCACAACCTCCTGTATTGGACGTACACCAGTCCTGATAAATATGAGGCTGTCTCGTCAGTGATTCAATACAACTACTGGGTATAGTTTCTATGATTTTGTTCTGTGGAAATGGAAAACAGCAACCAGTCACCACCAGCACTTCTTTAAACATGCCAAGTCACACGCAAGCCAACATTATAGTTCCCTTTGAGCGAGCAGATGAAGCTAGCAAAAATATTGATCACTTAGGATGCATTACTAACGTTGCTATGTGTTAACGAACAGGGAGTGGGTCATCAGCATAAATATTTATGCAGTAGGTTTCTTTTAGGACTAGATTAATCAAAAACATTTAGATAAAATTATAAAATCAAGAAATTGGTGGCAATTAATCTTTAATTGTGCCAGCTGAATTTCGTTATTATAGAAGATTAGCTTTTTTTTGAGTGTTTGGAGAGTAAAATGTTAGAACCACCAAAGAGTTATAATGAAATGTTGCCTATGCTCCATAAGGCGACTTTTATTACTACATTTATATTTTACCTATCATTAGTCATTTATGGCTACATGCCATTGGTTGGCATTAATGCCAAGTATATCCCCCCCGTTAAAGACTACGAGGAATTTATTAAATGGATATTAACCTTTGGCATACTACCAATTGCATCTTCAGTTTTTTGGTCAGTAATTAGTGGAGCTTTAGATCTACATAATAATGTAGCAAAAATTATTGGAATAAGGAAGATGTGGGATAGTCATTTAATTATTAAACCATTAGCAAAAATTGCAGGCGTTACGAGAAAATTAACTACTGATGAATCTCACAAGGTAATGAGTAAACTGTATTACCCAGAAGTTAAAGAGTTAAAAGACAAACATTACGTTGAACTTTTCTGGAACAAAGTTTATTACTTTTGGGTTTTCTTTGAACATACAGTAATCGCATTTGTTACTATTTTAATAATAAGTATCGCCAAATTAACAAATATATTCTCTGTTACTGGCTCTTTAATTAATCTTTGGTTGTGGATTATTTCTCTTGTCGCATTTGACTTCCTTATTTTCATAGCATCAGTTAAACCAAGAACAGAAAGCCAAGTAAGACAAATACCTGATAGCAAAATAAAAGAATTCTTTAACAATAACAATATTTTTTAAACGAGGTTGATTTTGAATTACAAAATAAATGGAATAAACATACGTTCAGAAAATGCAGCGAAACCGCACACTATGCCATCTAACTATCTCTGTAAACAGATTGAAAGCACTAATAAAAATGGCAATGCCCTTGATTTTGGATGTGGAAAACTTAGATATTCAGAACAATTAGCAAATAAATTTGAAACTGTGACATTTTTAGATTCCAGAAGACAACTAGAAAGAGTGCAAATTATCAGAGGTGTACAAACTACGATTCCAGATTACGTGATAAATAACTATAAGAATGCTAATATTGTTTCTTATGAAAATATAGATAAAATAACAAATCATTATGATTTCATACTTTGCGCAAACGTGCTTTCCGCAATTCCATGTGAATCCACAATTCACAAAGTCCTCAGTGCGATTAGAGAATTATTAAAGAGTGATGGTGAAGCACTGATTGTCAATCAATACAAAAGTTCTTATTTCAAGAGGTACGAGAGCGGTATTAAACATTTGCATGGGTATATATACCAAAACTCTCGCAATGCTTTCTACTATGGTTTATTAGATGTGGATACTGTAAGTAAAATATGCTCAGATAATAATTTAGAAATAATAAAATCATGGAGCAAAGCAGGTAGTTCATATGTGGTTGTTGGTAAACATATACATATTTAGTTTATTTCAACAAATTATTAGAAAGAGTGATTTGCTTGTTAATTATTAGCTCGGCAGTGCCGGATCAACATGACCCTGCCACTTAGGCCATTGCCGGTTTACCTACTTTTGTAAGGTTCAGCATGAAGTTTTTATATACTCTTCCTAATATCAATAGTGATGCTCGCTTATGTTAGCTGCTTCTTGTACATAGTAGCCTTCTCCGACAGTACTGCAATGAGCGGAGAGTAAAAGTCGATAAACAATAAGGAGGTTCACAATAAATATTTCTCGGTGAAACTTTCAAAGCATTCTCTGTTTTGCTAAATCGACAATTATAAATCAACAACATTTAGTGTTATATCAATATTATTTAGCCTTGCAATCTCTGATGAATCACTTGCTATTTTAGCTTTTAATTTATCAATATTAATCATATCTTCATGGCTTATATAAACCATATCACCTTGGTTAACTTTAGATTTGTTCACTATGGCTTGAATAACAGACAAATCATCCATTACACCTCTCATAAATTTCACCATGCTTTGATCTTTGAAGTCAGATATCGATTTTGAACGTTGCTTACGTTGAATTGTTCCTTTTGTAATTACTTCATTAATTTCTTTTAAACCAGTGAGCATATCAGACAGACTGCCTTCGCAACTCATCCGATGTTTTATTGCATTGCGATTAATAATATTGAGTATAATTTCGAGTGAATCTTTATCACTCCATGGATGTAATGATGTATAATCATGATGGCGTCGAATGGCGTCAATCATATCCTGGACCATATCTTCATCTGCTTTATCGCAAAGTTCATTCACGAAATAGCTGGGGTCGATTATTTTACAATAACTTGGAGTTAGGTATCTTGAGGCTTTACAAAAAACAAAAATATATAAAGTAGAGTATTTATCTTTCAGACTCTCTCCTATTTCATTTATTTTCTCAAAAGATTCGATAGTTTTTTTAATTTTTGCTGGACTTGCATTCGTAGTAACTTGAACTGCTATCATGTTTTTATTATCAGCTAAATCAATGGCGGGAAAATTAACTTTAATCTGATTCATGTTTACCAGTTCACCCATTTTCAGCGCGCGAAACATAAAGATGGTCAATGACTCAATTATTCTTTCCATGTCATGAAAGCCTGCCTGTTTGCGTTGCGCGATATAAAGCTGGAGTAGTGCAATATCACTCTGTAAGTTTCTAATAAGTGGATCAATCATAGCTAATAATCCTTTTCAATGAAGCTGGAGGTGTGTTTAACTATTAGTTAAATTTCTATTTTTATAGAAACAAGCTTTACAACTTCATCAAAGTTTCTCAAATCCTAATCCACTTTGCAAATCCACTAACCATGCTGAATGCTTTCTGTTGTTAAACATATCCGCTGCTGGCACCAAGCAGACAAACACACTAAGGAAGGTGCGAATAAGCGGGGAAATACTTCTCGGCTGACTCAGTCATTTCATTTCTTCATGTTTGAGCCGATTTTTTCTCCCGTAAATGC